TCGATGAGTCGGCTACGCCACAGACGAAGGGTGTGGGGACTGACGATGGCTCGCGGACCATTACGGTGGTCGCATCAACTGAGTCGGAAGACCGCATCGGCGATGTGATTCTGGCTTCTGGATGGGAGCTGGGTGATTACCTGGCGAATCCAGTAGTTCTCTGGGCGCATGACTACTCTCGGCCTGCGATTGGCAGGGCTGAGAAGGTCTGGATCGAAGGCGCTTCGCTCAAGGCTGAACTCATCTTTGCGGACACTCCTTTTGCCCGCAATGTTCAGTCGCTATACCAGCAGGGATTTATGCGTGGGATTTCAGTGGGGTTTCGCGCCATAGAGTCGGAGTCCAGAACCACTTCAGCTGGCGGTAAGGCGACGCTGTTCAAGCGGCAGGAGTTGCTTGAGATTTCGGTGGCAACAGTACCGCTCAATCGGGATGCCCTGGCCATCTCCTCACCTGCTGAAACAGATGCCGAAGCACCACGCGGCGTGGTGAGCGAACTTTGGGAACACGCGGCGACCTTGTAGCTCTGGGTAATCCCGCAAATTCCATCTGACGTAGACCGGGTGCTAGAGGCGCTAGGAGTTATCCAAGCCGTGCCGCGTACTGCGGACACGGATCTCGAAATGGAGAGTGCATGACCACTCAAGACGTTGAATCCGTCAAGAAAGAGATCGCAGAGGTTTCAGCCTTTGTGAAGGAAAAAGTTGAGCCGCTTCGCGAAGAGCGAGACCGGCTTCAGAAGTCGATCACCGACCTTGTGGCAACTGAACGCGACATCAAGCGCAGCCAGATTCTTTCCGAGTCTGCTGGCGAGACCACAAAGGTCAAAAGTGGCCCATATGAGGGGCAGGATGCCCTTGATCTGGCGATTTCAAGGAGCCTGTTTGCTTCTGCCCGACTTAACGGCGGTACTCAGGGACTTGGGACCTGGGAAGCCAACCTCAAGGCTGCAATGGACTCAGTTATCGCAGGCACTGGTGATGAGCTCGTCTCATCCAGTGAAGCAAATCTGCTGTGGCGTGATGTGAACCTGGAAACCCGCGTCGCATCGCTCTTCAGCCGCATTGAGATGCCAACGAACCCGTTCGACATCCCGCTGGAGGTTGGCGACGTGTCCTGGTTCCCTGGTTCGGAGAACGTGTCATCGAAATCGACCGCTCTAACCACGGGCCGTCAGACGCTGACCGCACATGAGCTAGTCGCAGAGGTCCCATGGTCGCTGACCCTGGACGAGGATGCTGTAGTTGCGATGCTTCCAGAAGTTCGTCGCACGCTGATTCGGAACGCTGCTGAAGTTATCGACGATGTCGTTCTGAACGGTGATCAGACCACTACGAACAACATCAACGCAGATGGCGCGACCATCTCCGCTACGGAGGCTGGTAAGGCAGAGTGGCTTGTTGGGTTCGATGGCCTGCTGCACCTGCCTTTGGTGGACAACACGTCACAGGCAAATGATCTGAACGGCGCGGTGTCTGCCGCTGCCTACAATACGGGGTTGCGCCTCCTTGGCAAGTATGGCGTCCGGAACAATGAGTCTGTGTTCGTGACTGACGTAAATACTTTCCTGGCCAGCCTGGCTATGGAAGAGGTTGAGACCGTGGACAAGCTTGGCTCCGCGGCAATAATCTTGAGCGGTCAACTGGGCGTGATCTACGGCCACCCGATGGTGGTGTCAGAGCAGATGGTGCTCGCCGATACCGACGGCAAGGTTACCGACGCAGGAAATGGCACGAACACGGGACGAATCCTGGCTGTGAACCGTAGCCAGTGGCGTCTTGGTTTCCGTCGAACGCTGATGATTGAGACGGAGCGAGACATCCAGAAGCGCCAGAACATCATGGTCGTATCAATGCGCCTTGGTTTTGACGAGCGATCTGGAAGCCGGTCTACCGCGACTCACACGGCGCTTCAGTACAACGTGACGGGCGTGGCCTAACCACGCTTACGAACTAAAACGGTGCGGCCTGTGGCGGACGGGGTGGGATGGCCGCATCACCAAATTGAACATTGAACACGGGAGAATTTTCTCAACATGCCAGACAACATAACAACAGCAGATCCGGTGGCAATGATTGCCGAGCGTGCACTCTCAAAGACGGCAGTGGTTCAGCTCACCGGCTGGGATGCGACCACGAATCGCTATCTCTTCGTTGCGCCGTATGACTGCAACATTGCAACGATGAGCATCGTTTCCGATACAGCAGTCGCTGCCAGTGACACCAACTACTACGCGTTCCAGGTGCAGAATCTGACGCAGGCGGAGGCTCTCCTTTCCGCCGCACAGACGACCATGGCCACAGGCGGTACCGCTATTACCGGTGACACGCTATACGCGGTGTCTCCAGATCAGAACAGCGTCATTTCTGATGGCGATGTGCTGGAGCTTCAGGTGACTGAAACGGGGACGGTAACGGATCTCAGCTCAGCACAACTTGTTGCAGTGGTGGAGTACATCTAGTGCCTCTCAGCAGTATGAAAAAAGCCGTGACGACAGAGGGTGTGGCAGAGCGCCTGAACGCATCTGACCAATTGGTCAGATCAGCCATCGTCCGATCGCAGGCCAGCAACACGGGCTCTGTCTATGTTGGAGACGCCACAATCTCCAGCAGCGGACCCGGCCTCGTCCCGGGCAATTCAATCAGCTTGCGGGCAGACCCGTTCCTGAACCTGTTTGACGTCTTTGTTGACGCTGACTAGAACGGGGACGGCGTTGATGTCTGGTTTATTGAGTACGCCTGATGGGACTACCAATTGGAACAGTAGTGGTCGCAGCAGCTGGGACGGCGGAGCAGGTTGTGGCCTCTGGCAACGCCGTTTCAGCGGTCAGCTTCAAAGCGCGTCTGGCTAACGCCGGAGCGGTCTATGTGGGTGACGATGCTGTAGTAGCCGCAACGGGTTTTGAGCTACAGCCAGGTGATGAGATAACGCTCTCATTTCGTGAGGCGGTAGATCTGCGCAGATTCTACGTGGACGCCGCAAACAACAATGACAGTCTTGACTACGCGGGGGTTTCCTCATAAGCGGTGCTTCAATCTCTTACAACCCGAATCCGAGGTTTATTGCAGATGACCTCAAGCTGAGATTTGGCAGCACTCCAGATGCGGCAATCCTTTTCGACTCAGCTGCAAGTGAACTTACGTTGCAGACCACAGATGCCACGAATGTGCTGCAAGATCGATTGACCATCGATTCGGGTACCGCGACACCCTCGGTATCCGTGTCGGCGAAGGTGGCAATCGAAGACACAACGGAAGCCACGTCAATCACGGCCGGAGCGGTGGTTAGTTCAGGCGGCATCGCTGCTGCCAAAAGTGTTGTTGTGGGAGAGGACTTCACAGTTGGCGCGGCGACGGCAAACAGGAAGTTCGGTCAGACAACCACCAACACTCAGAGCGTAGATGTTGCCTCCGGCACCACAGAGATCCTTGACTTCGCTGGCGCTGGTCCCAACGGGGTTCTCGTACTCGTAATCGGCTATTTGGACACGGGGGCAGACACGGCGTTTCTAGATCTTCTGCTTGTACCAGAGGAGTCAGGTGGAGCCCCGGCAGTAATCCAGGCTATCGATACTCGTGGAACACCAGCTGCACGCGCCTACTCCGTGCCAACCGAGCGAAAGCTCAGTTTGCTGATGGCTGCAGGTTCGTATGACGTGGCCGTACATGTCATCTCTGGAGCGCCATCGCCTCTCTAGCGGTTCAAGTTCGGGTTGCCTGAGATGAGATCTGCCCCCAGGTACGCAACCAATTGACAACAAACTCAACAGAAAAAAGGAAGAACACATGCCAACTGTTTACATTGACGATGCAATTGATTTTCTTTCTGCCGCACACCAGCGCCAGAGCGAAGCGATCACCACGGCAAGACGCCTTCGGGATGAGAACGACTCGTTTCTGGCATCGGCCAGGGGAGACTTCCTCCAGCTGGTGAAAAACGCTCTCAACGAAATCGATGCTGCTGCGGCCAAGCAGATTGCCACCGACGTCGTGGCTGATCGACGGCCGTAGATGTGTGAAAAGCAGGACGTACCAGATATGACGTTTGATGAGCACGTTCAGACCTTTATGGAGGACCTTACCGACCCGCTGGAGTGCCGAGACTTGGCCAAAGCCGCAATTGCGGCTGATATCAGGGAGCAAAAGCTAGTCGCTGCCCGGCATATTTGGGCTGCATGGCTGGCGCGGATGGGTGGAGATGCCATGATTCAAGGCGCAGAGTTGGATCGCGCATCGAATTGCGCCGACAGAATTCACCGTAGAGTCCTGGAGTTGCGTGCAATGGATTCCCGGAATGGGTCTAAGAGAGACAGGGTTCAGGCGTAGATGGCAATCGGATCTGCCCCTCTTGGGCTGTTCAACACGTACGCCACTCTTGCCGCGGTCAAGGAGAGAGCTGCGATCACCAGTACCTTGCTGGATTCCGAGATGTGGATGACGTTGCACTTGGCTTCACGCCTGGTGGATCGA